ACCTCGTTTACCAATGGCTGAGAATTACTCTGAGATTGAAAAGTTTGCCATTGCTACTCCTTCCTACAATGAAGTGCGTGAGATCATAGAGGCCCCTGCCCGAACTAGGGGCATTGCGGAGTGCGAAGTCGTGTGTGAGCTCTTGGATGGGCTCTATACGACCCCCGCTCCCGTAATGTCTAATCCTGGTGTTGTTGTGACACCGGTGATTGAGCTGTCAAAGTGGGGTGTGAAATGGTTGAAATTTGTGTTCACTGAACTTATACCCGAGTATACCAAGGATTTATTTTCTGGGGGGTATAAAGAACGCATTGCAGCACGTGTAGTTGCGGAGTTTGATGAAGCTGGAGAAGCAGATGACTTGGTAGAAATTCATACCTATACGAAAAGTCATTCTGTTGTGGTCGCAGGAGAGACCACTCGTGATGAGACCAACACTATTGTTGCATCCAAATTGGTTAAAGGAAAACGCACCAAGTTCGCACTTGCATTGGCCAAGGAAGCTTATCTGAAGTTTGGCAATCGCAAGTTTGACGAAGCTAATTGTTTCGTGACCAGGAAGTGGTTGAATAAATTTCTTGAGGGCGATAAGTTCAAGGATCTTAGAACATGTGATAAAATCAATGCTATTGATCGTGCCTTGTTCTTATCTTTTGTCCCCACTGAAGAATTCAAACAAATGAAGATGGTCATGCAATCGAAAACCATGGATGCTCGTATCAATGAAGTTAAGACTGTATATGGCAAGGTGTTCCGGCTCCAGCCGGGCACGCTTGCCTAGGGGTGCCCAGTACTGCGCAAAGGTACTAGCTGTGCTCTGCCTCACTTATTACCCCGGGTTGTTCCGGGGGAAGATCCGAGGAGGCACAGGCTAGACAGCTTGCTTTGCAAGCCGGTGTTGGGTATTCCTAAGATACGTAGTTATGTTAGTGTGTCTGGTCCAATGAAGCATGGTGAAATCGTTCCTTTTAACCATGACTTCTCAACCCTAGTTAGGGCTGTCAATGAAAGGGTCTTCAACGTTAAAGGCGCTGAGGGGCTTGTTCCCCCTCCACGCCCAATTTCTGGTGTGTTTGCTCAACGATTGTCCGTCGTTGACGCTCTTCTGACTGAGAGTCATCCCTCGACCGCCCCAGTGTCGCATGCTGCTTTTGTAGCAAGCTATGCTGGTAGCCGCAAGAAGGCATTCTATCAGAAGGTGCTTGATGGCATGGATGCTAAGCAGGTCCATGCCAGAGAGGCATCCACAGTTAGTGCGTTTGTTAAATTTGAGAAGACTGATTGGAACGCAAAGAAGGATCCGGTGCCCCGGGTTATTTCTCCTAGAAAGCCAGAATTCAATATAATGCTTGGTCGTTATTTGAAACATTTTGAGCATCGTGCTTTTAAATGGCTATCTAAACTATTTGGGCACCAAACTGTGTTTAAGGGAATTAATGCAGAACGGTCTGCGAAGTTGATGAGGGAAAAGTGGGACATGTTTGAGCACCCAGTTGCTGTTGGACTGGATGCGTCGCGGTTTGATCAACATGTCTCTTCTGATGCGTTGCGGTGGGAGCACTCTCAATACCTAAAGTGCTTTCACGGTAAGCATCGGAAGCAACTTGCAAGCTTGTTAGCTTGTCAGTTGGACAATCGGTGTTTTGGTCGTACTCCTGATGGCACTGTCGAATATCGGATTAATGGAACAAGAATGTCTGGTGATATGAACACTTCGTTGGGTAATTGTATCCTTATGTGTTCTATGATCAAGGCTTACTTGTTGGATCGTGGTGTGGTTGCTCAATTGGCCAACAATGGTGATGACTGTGTTGTCATCATGGAACAATCCAGTTTGTCTGCATTTATGCATGACTTGTCTGCATGGTTTCTTGAGCTTGGTTTTAATATGACCATTGAGCAGCCTGTAACCGAATTCGAGCATATTGAGTTCTGTCAAACTAGGCCGATCTTTGATGGCGAGAAATGGATTATGTGTCGTGATCCACTCACCGCGATTGATCGGGATTGTGTTATGATGGAGCCTTATAATGCTAAAGTGTTGCAGCGATGGATGCATGCTGTAGGTACTGGTGGGCTGCGGCTCACTGGTGGACTACCTGTGTTTCAAGAATTTTATCGCTGGATGGTGGAGTATGGACGGGATATCCGCTCATCACGGAAGGGAGTGGAAAATGTTAATGTCAATACTGAATTTCGTCTCAGTATGCCTTGGGGTCTACGCCATATGACTGATGGTATGAAGAGGGGGTATTGCGAGGTCACACCACAGGCCCGCGCCTCATTTTGGATGGCGTATGACATCACTCCTGGAGAGCAGATTGAATTAGAGAATTATTTCTCTAACCTTAAATACAGTACCGTGCCCGGCTTGTTCACCGGGCGCGAGATACCTCTTTGATTGTTGTTTCGAGGAAAAAGGTTACCTCGTAAAATCCACCCTCTATCTGGGGTCTTCCTTTGATGAGCTAAATCCAATTTGATGGGCTAATTTAAATGCCAAGAGACTGCACGGCCCACTGAGTAGGAAG